AGAGTTGGTCAAGGCGTAAAGGTTTAAATCCATATTTGGTTGCTTTATCTATTGCTAAAAAAGGAACGCCAATAGTACCATTCTTGAAAATAGGATATAATAAAACCAGAGCCAAGAGGCGAGCGTTGTTAGCAATAACTTCTAAAGATATTGAAAGACAATGGAAACAAAGTAGAAAGAAATTGATAACTAAATAATGGCTAGTTTAACTGATATAAGAAATGGTATAGGTACTGCTCTTGAAAGCATTTCTTCATTAATTGTTTTTAAATATGTTCCAGATTCTATTGAGCCACCTACTGCAATAGTCGGTGTAATGGAAACTGTTGACTATGACTTAACTGAATCTCGGGGTGCAGATAGATATACTATTCCTGTATTTCTATACGTATCAAGAGTTGACGCACAAGATAGTCAAGAAACTTTAGATTCATATTTAGCAAGTAGTGGTGCTTCAAGTGTTAAAACAAAAATAGAATCTGATATAACGTTGGGTGGTGTGGCTCAATCTGTTAGAGTGGTAGAAGCAGATAATTATGGCGTTTATTCAATAAACAATATTGATTATCTAGGTGTAGAATTTACAGTTGAGGTAATAGCATGAAGTACGAAGTAAAAATAGGATTTATGAACGGAAGCAATTCATTTGAGGTTGGCGATATAATCATGGAAGCACAAATTCCAAAGAAGTCAAAGAAATGGATGTTGGAACAGGGTATCATAGAAAAATATGATGAGAACGCAGGCAAGAAAAGGGCTAGGAATGATAAAGGTCATTTCATTGCTGATGACCCTAACACACCAGAAAATGAAGCTTACGAGGAAGAAGAATAATGGGTAAAGGTAAAGGAAGCTACGGCTCAGGTGGTCGTAGAAGAAGAAGACGCAGAGGAACAGGTAAAAGATAATGGCATTTAAACATGGTAAAGATACAAAGGTTTATGTTAATTCAAGTAATTACAGTACTTACTTTAATAGTGCTGATGCTACTAGAACAGCAGATACAGCTGAAAGCACTACATTTGGTAACTCAGCTAAAACATATATAGCTGGGGAAAAAGACGGTACGGTTTCATTAACAGGTTTTTTTGACGCTACTGCTGACGGTGTTCTTCAACCACTTCTTGGCGGAGCTGATTTTGATTTAGTAATAGGCATAGACGGTTTAGATACAGGCGATTATTCAACTTTTGCAAAAGGTAATATAACTAATTATGCAGTATCAAGTCCTGTTGGGGATATAGTGGCTACTTCGTTAGATGTTCAATCTGATGAGGGTATGTGGAACGGAAGCGTATTAACTGCTTCTGCTTTTACTACAACAGCAGCCCAAGGAAGCGCACAAGACAATTCATCATCTACTTCGAATGGTTGTGGCGCATTTTTAATTGTTACTTCTGTTAGTGGGACAAGTCCTACTGGAGATGTAAAAATTCAACATAGTGCGGATAACGTTACTTACGTTGATTTAATAACTTTCACGCAAGCAACAGCAGCGACTTCTGAAGTCAAATTTGTTGATAGTGGAACAACGATAAATAGATACATTCGTGTATATAACACGATTGGTGGAAGTTCAACACCGACAATAAATGCTATTGTAGGTTTTGGACGAAATAATTAAGGAGAAAAAATATGGCATTTGTACATGGAAAGAGCAGTAGTTTTAAACTTGATAATTCATCAGGTTCACTTACTGATATTTCTACTTATGTAAATAATGTTGATTTTCCAGAAACAGCAGATGTTGCAGAAACTTCTACTTTAGGAGCAAGCAATAAGACATACATAGTTGGATTGAAAGATTCTACTATTGGCTTGACTGGTTTGTGGGACGCAACAGCTGACGCTATTTTTGGTGCAGTTGTGGGTCAAAGTGCAACTCTATCGTTTGAATATTCCCCTGAGGGAACAGCAAGCGGTAAAGTGAAATACACTGGCGAAGCGATACTTACAAACTATTCTATTTCTAGCCCTGTGGGTGATGTTGTTGGATATTCAGCAGATTTACAAGTTAGCGGTGCAGTAACACGTGGTACTCACTAATAGATAATTAAAGGAGGAATACATGAAAAGACTATCGGTTAATGATATTAAATCGTTACCTGATGTCCCGACCCAAGAATTAAAAATTGATGAGTGGGACGTTAGTGTAAAAATAAAAGGCATAACTAAATCTATGCAAATAGAGTTAGGTAAACTTTTAGAGAACGGCGAACTTGACGCATTTGACTATCAAAAAAAGTTGTTGATGACTTGTGTTGTTGAGCCAGAGTTATCTGAAGAAGATGTTGAAGCTCTGTATGATAAAGACGCACAAGTTGTTGACAAAGTGTTTTTAGCTATCAATGACCTTAACGGTATAGGAGGCTCTGCTTCGGCAGAGGAATTTCCAGAATAACGCCGATTTAACATTTCAATTTAAATTAGCTAGGGACTTAGGCATGACCGTTGCCGACCTAAGAAATAAAATGCCTTTAAAGGAATATCACGAGTGGATTTCGTTTTATACTTGGGAGAATAAAGAAAGAGATAAAAGATTAGCTATGCAAGAAGCGGAAATTAAGAAAGGCAGAAATAATGGGTAGAGGTGCTGATGTTGTAATTAATTTTATAACAAGAGGAACTGAACAAGCCAAGATGTCCATGAATAAGCTAAGTGGTAGCTTAGGTGGAATGTCTAAATTTGCAAAACAGGCAGCGGTTGCAGTTGGTGTTGCCTTAGCTGTTGCGCTTCGTAAAGCTTTTACGGAATTTGTTGCATTTGATGACGCTATGACGCAATCACTTGCGATTATGAAAACTACTGTTCAACAACAGGAAGATATGACAAGGGCTGCAAGAGAAGTAGCTACTCAATTCCGTGTAACTGCAAAAGACGCAGGAGAGTCGTTTTTCTTCTTAGCTTCAGCTGGTTTAGACGCTGAACAATCGATAGCAGCTTTACCGCAAGTTACAAAGTTTGCACAAGCTGGTATGTTTGATATGGCTACTGCTACTGACTTAGCAACTGACGCCCAGAGTGCATTAGGTTTAACAGTTAATGATGCACAAAAAAACTTAGAAAATTTAACAAGAGTAACTGACGTATTAGTAAAAGCTAACCAATTAGCTAACGCTTCTGTTCAACAATTCTCGGAAGCATTAACAACTAAATCGGGTGCAGCTTTAAAGGTTGTTAATAAAGATATAGAAGAGGGTGTTGCTGTGTTGGCAGCTTTTGCAGATAGAGGTGTAAAAGGTGCTGAAGCTGGAGATAAATTAAACCAAGTATTAAGAGATATTCCAAGAGCTACTGCAAAGAATAGTGAAGAATTTGCAAAACTTGGGTTAGAAATGTTTGACGCCCAAGGCAATATGAAAAATGTTGCAGACATAATTGAAAACCTTGACGCAGTTTTGAAACCAATGTCAGACGAAATGAAAGCAGCGACATTAGACCAATTAGGTTTAAATCGTGGTGTTGCAGACGCAGTTAAGATTTTAAGTGGTGCTACTGAACAGATAAGAGAATATGAAGCAGCTTTAAGGGCAAGCGGTGGCGCTACGGAACAAGTTGCTGAAAATCAAATGGAATCTTTACAAGCAAAAATAGAAATTATGAATTCTAACTTTACTGAACTTGGTTTGGTAATAATGGAAAAAGCAGCGCCAGCGATTGAATGGATTGTTGAAAAAACAACAGCGTTATTAAAGATTCTTACCAACACTATTGAAACTACTGAAGAAGAAGCAGAAGCAATGGACAACGCAGCCGCAAAGAGTTATTTGTATGGGGATTCTATTGATAGCTTACATGGAAGCTTTACTAAATATGATGAAGTTGTTAAGACAGCAACTAAAGACCAAGATTATTTTGACGATACTTTAGAAAGAACACGTATGAGTTGGTTGTCATCTAAAGACGCACAAGAAGACGCAAGAACAGAGGTTGAAGAATACAATGCAACAGTTGGTAATACAAATGAAGTTTTAAATGAAAACATTGAAGCTTTAGAAGAACAAAGAAAAGCACAAGAGGCAGCAGCTGAAGAAATGAGGGCTAATGCTTTACCAAACCTAATGGCTGTAATTGACGCACAACAAAATCTTTCAGATATTTATAAAGAGCAAGATAGGTTACTTGAAAAAAGAGAAGACGCTTCTATTGACGTTGCAAAAGCACAACAAAAAGAAAAAGAAGCTGTTGATAAGTTAGAAAAAGCTAAACAACATTTACAAGACGTAACAGGTCTAGGTGCAAAAGTTACAGACGAAGAAGCTTTAGCTATTGCTAGACAAGAAGAAAGAGTAAAAGAATTAATTGCAACTGAAGATAAGTCTGAAATACAAAAACTTGAATTAGCTGTAGCTCAAAATAAATTAAATGAATTAAGAGAAGAATCTACTGCTTTATCAAGAGAAGAAGAACAAGCAATAAGAGATGTTGAAAATGCTGAAGACAAACTTAAATCAGCACAGGAAAAAGTTTTAGACACACAAGAAAAACTTAATGAAGCTACTAAAGAATACAATGACGCAACTGCTAAGACACCAGAGAATTTAATTAAAATTGCTATGGCAAAAAAAGCTCTTGATGACGCTTTAGAAAATCAAAAAGCTATGGGTACTTATACTGAAGCTCTTAATCAATTAGTTGAAATGGGATTAGGTAAATTTAACGATTTAAGACAAGGTTATATGAATATGCTTAATGGTGTTGACGCCTTTAAAGGAACAAGTAGTCAATTGAGCGGTGGTACTGACGACACAGGAAGTCAAATGTTTGATACTGAGGGTGCGTTAGTTCCAGACCCTGAAAAAGCAATAAGCCAATCTCAATTAGATTTTGACGCAAGAAATAGAACTCATGTACCAAGCGGTGCTAAGACAACAATTAATTTACAAATGACAGGTGTCGCAATGACACAAGCGGAAGTTACTGAAAGCGTTGCCGAAGTTATTAGGCGTGCAAGAAGTGAGGGATTGGACATAGGTTAATGACAGTTGCTTTTGATAGTAATGTTAACTTAACTGTTGAAGTAGGTTTTGATTCAGAGCCTTTTGACTCTTCCCAATCTTTTACTGATATATCTGCTTATGTTAGGGGAATAAATATTTCTAGGGGTAGGTCTAATGAGCTTGGACAATTTACAGCAGGCTCGTGTGAATTACTTTTAAGTAATGCTGATAATAGATTTAATCCAACTCAAACAACACATTATTACGATAGTGCTAATTCAAGAACTAAAATTCAACCATTAAAAACTGTAAAGATAACCGCTACTTATGATTCAAGTAATTATGTAATTTATTATGGCTTCTTAGACCAAATACCAGTTACCTATCCAGCTTTGGGTGCAGATAGTGTTGTTAGGTTTACAGCAATAGACGCATTTAAAATATTTCAAGCTCAAACAATTCAATCTGTTGGTTGGAAAATAGGTCAAGTTGGCTTCTCTGAATTAGGTACTTCTACTCGTATGGGTTATGGGGACGCTGTTGAGTTGACTTCTGTAAGGTTAACTCGGTTGTTAGATTCAATTGGGTTTCCTAGTGCATTAAGAACAATTAATACAGGCACATTAAACATACAACAACAAGCTTTAACTACAAATCTTTTAACTGCTATGAGGGAATGTGAAACAGCAGAAAATGCACAATTCTTTATTAGTGCAGACGGTAAAGCAACTTTTAGAAATAGAAATTATAAATTAAGTAATACTAAAGCTATTGATGTTCAAGCTACTTTTGATAATAGCGGTAGTAACTTGCCTTATAAAGATGTTATTACTTCTTTTGATACAGATGAAGTTAAAAACGTTTATGAGTGGACTAGAAGTGGTGGAAGTGCGCAATATGTAGCTGACGCAGATAGCGTTAGTAGATATACTGCTAAAACTTCAACACAAACAACAATGAATACGTCTGACGCTAATGTTTTGTCTATTATTCAACAAAAACTATCTGAAACTGCTTTACCTATTGAAAGGATTGATAGGTTGGTTGTTAATCCAAGAGATAACGTTGCTTTATGGCCAAAAGTTTTAGGTATGGAATTTGGCGATAGAGTTAAAGTTAATATAACTAATCCAAATGGTACTACTTTTAGTGATGAAGTTTGGATACAAAGTATTAAACATAATATCTCATCAGGCGCTCAGTCTTGGACTTATACAATATCATTAAGCCCTGCGGGGTCATCGGGTTGGGTGTTAGGCCAAGCAAAAATTGGAGAGGGTACGAGATTTGCTTATACTTAATGCTAAGATTAGATTTATAACAATGAGGAGAATTTTTAATGCCTAGTGGATTTAAAGTATGGACAACAGGAGATTTAGTATCTGCTTCTGATTTTAATAATTACATACAAGAACAAGTAATAATGACCTTTGCTGATAGTTCAGCTAGAGGTAGTGCAGTCAGTTCGCCTGAAGAAGGAATGTTTGCATATTTAAAAGATACAAATACATTAACCTATTATGACGGGTCAAGTTGGGCTTCTTATATAGGCGACGGCGACATTACAGGCGTTACTATAACAACAGGCTCAACTTCAGGTTTATCAGGTGGTGCAACTGCTTCTTCAGGTGCGTTCTCATCAACTTTATTAGTAGCACCAACACAAGCAACTTCTGGAACAGTTGCTAGTGCAGATGTTATACTTTTTGCAGACGCAGATGATAGTAATAATTTAAAGAAAACAACAGCA